CAGAAGAAGATAAAGTGTTCTGGGAGATCTTTGATGAGTTTAAAGATTTTATCGGTACAAAGACTAACTGTACAATGATCAGACATCCGCAATTAGAGGCAGATGACCTAATTGCAGGATGGGTGCAAAGTCATCCTAATGATGATCATGTCATAATTAGTACCGATGGTGACTTTGCACAATTAATTGCTCCTAACGTTAAACAGTACAACGGCGTTAGTAACACAATTATTACACACGAAGGTTACTTTGATGATAAGAAAAAGCAACCTATTATAGATAAAAAAACTAAGGAGCCTAAAGGCGCTCCTGATCCACAATGGTTACTATTTGAAAAATGTATGCGAGGTGATACAAGTGACAATGTCTTCTCAGCCTATCCAGGCGTTAGAAAGAAAGGTACAAAAAACAAAGTTGGTTTACTCGAAGCATATGACGATAAATCCGCGAAAGGTTATAATTGGAACAATCTTATGCTACAGCGTTGGGTTGATCATAATGGTGATGAACATCGCGTACTAGATGATTACAATCGCAATGTTACATTATGTGACTTAACAGCACAGCCGCCTGAGATACGAGAGATAATTAATACTACTATTGCAGAAGTTGAACCTAAAGACATTACACAGGTTGGTATGCGTCTTATGAAGTTTTGTGCTAAGTGGGATATGCAACGTATTGCAGACCAGGCAGCATCTTATTCAGAACCATTACAAGCGAGGTATCCTAAATGACAGTAAAAGCGAAAGAAGTTTTAAACGGTAAGTTTTGGATTATGGAAGATGAAGGTGTACGTATTGGAACACTATCACTATCTGATGATCAATATATGTTAAGCGATTCTAGTGGAACACGATTTCTTACAGAGAAGCAATTACAAAGAAAGTTAGGCAAGAATTTAGAATGGACTAAACTTGCTATTACAGAAACAGTTCCTGACAAAGAAGTACACGGGTTTCCTACAAGTTGTGTACCACATAACCCAATGTATGATGTACAACGTAAACTTCCATTGTTTACAAAAAGTAAAAAATCTAAGAGTTTATATTGTGCAGGATATTATGTTGTTAGATTTGAAAAAGGTTGGGTTAAAAGTTTTTGTCCTAAACTAATTACTTGTGAAAGATACGAAGTAAAAGGTCCATTTAAAACAGATATTGAAATGCGTCAGGAGTTAAGTCGTGTCAACGCAAAATGAACCTTTAAATACAGCACCTATACAACAATTTATATCTCAAGTTAAAAGTGCTGATATGGGCAATGCTAAAGAAGTTAAACTAGATATTCAAAACGCAAAACGTCTTGCATTTACACTAGGCGAAGTAATGGCAAGACTTAACGGCAATCTCGAAGAAATTATTATTCGCAAAGCAGAAGGCACAGACGAAATTATCGAAGTGCGTATGGACGGCGGAACAGGCTGGAAATAAACTGCTAAGATAACCTCAAAAAGAGATAAATATATGCGTAGTTAATAAAGGAATTACGCATATGAGTAGGCCAAAGCCAAACGTTCTATTAGAACATATAGATAAAAAAACATACAAGAGTGAGCAAATTCTAGAGGCCGAAGCCATCTGGGCTGTATTTTTTAAATCGCAGCCATTTAATCTTAAGTCTGCTAATATGCTAACTAACTATCCAGGACCTAAATATAAAAAGGTATCTTTCTCAAATCCAGGACATGCAATCAATTTAGCAAAGAAGTTAAACGAACTGTTTAGTTGTAATGACTTTACAGTAGTTAAACTAAATAAGGGTGACGAAATCCCCTTAGACTAAAATGAACTGGAAAGAAACATATACTAAAATTTTTTTAAAGCAATCTGACATTGCAGTCACAGAGGCTACAATGAAAGAGTATATGCCTATCTGGTGGCAAAACACTAGAGTAAAGGATCAAGGCGGACTAAGATTAACAGATGAAGGATTTCGATTTCTTAAAGAAGAATTGGATTTAGCAACATATGATGTTCCATATCCAAAAGACTTCGAGCTTACAACACAAACAGTTATCTTTTTAGATAAATTTATTACCTGCCCGTATTATATGGGCAGGCGCAGTATTACCGTTACTGACGAGAAGAAAGCAATGGAATTACACTTGTTTAGCGGAGATATACGCAAGTACGGACTAAACAAAGCACTCAAAAGACAGCAAAAAGACTAGTTTTTGGTAAAAAAGTTCTTGACAACACCCCCTTATTTTGTTATTATATACATACATTAAAGCACTAATGCACTTAAGAGGAATACAAAATGGAAGCAACAAGCACACGTCAAGTGACACCGAATAACGCGAAAGCATCGATTACTCACGCACTTACCAAAAAACGTCCTATCTTTTTGTGGGGACCTCCAGGTATTGGTAAGTCTGATATCGTAAAACAGATTACAGAAAGTTTTACAAACTCACATCTTATTGATATTCGTTTATCACTATGGGAACCTACAGACATTAAAGGTATTCCATACTACTCTGCAAACGATAACAAAATGGTGTGGGGCGCACCAGCAGAACTGCCAGATGAAGAAATGGCAGCTCAATATGACACTATTGTTTTGTTCTTAGACGAGATGAACTCGGCAGCGCCAAGCGTACAAGCGGCAGCATACCAGCTCATTCTAAATCGTCGTGTAGGACAATATAAACTGCCAGACAATGTAATGATTGTTGCGGCAGGTAACCGCGAAGCAGATAAAGGTGTTACATATCGTATGCCTGCTCCGTTGGCAAACCGTTTTGTTCACTTGGAACTTACTGTCGGCTTTGACGATTGGTTCCAGTGGGCAGTTGCTAATAACATCCACAAGGACGTTGTTGGCTACTTGACTTTTAGCAAAAAGGACTTGTATGATTTTGATCCTAAGTCACCAAGCCGTTCATTTGCAACACCACGTAGTTGGTCGTTTGTATCTGAGCTGTTAGATGACAACTTGGACAAAAACACGCTTACCGATCTTGTATCGGGTTCAGTAGGCGAAGGTCTTGCAGTCAAGTTTATGGCGCACCGTAATAGTGCGTCACAGATGCCTAACCCAACAGACATTCTTAATGGTAAGGTAAAAGAGCTACAGACTAAAGAAATTAGTGCAATGTATTCCTTAACGGTCTCGCTCTGTTATGAGCTGAAGGAAGCATCTGATAAAAACGACAAGAAGTTTGACGATAAAGTTAATAACTTCATGCGTTTTGCAATGGATAACTTTGATACTGAGTTGGTTGTTATGGGTATTAAACTCGCAATCACTCAGTATTCATTGCCCATTGACCCGGATGAAATTGAGTGCTTCGATGAATTCCACGAACGATACGGCAAGTATATTAATGCGGCGCAAGCGGCATAACAATACAGGAATGGGCTCTTTTGGGCCCATTCTTTCTTTTTAAGGTTGACAAACTGATTAAATATTGCTATAATATACACATAAACTTAAAAAGGGTTAGGTAATGTCTACGAAAGAAACTGCAAGTAAACTTAAAAATTGGGCACCTGATCCCAATATTACTCCAGAACAATTAGAAGAAATGCGTGTTGAAGTATATGACCGCATTGTTGTTGCACGAGTAGGCTTACTACTACGTCATCCTTTCTTTGGTAATATGGCTACTCGTTTGCGCATTTTGGCAGCAGACGAATGGCTTCCTACTGCCGCAGTAGATGGACGCAACTTATACTATAACACTCAATTCTTTAATGCAATGACAAATAAGGAAATTGAATTTGTTGTTGCACACGAAATTTTACACATGGTATTTGATCACATTGGACGTAGAGATGACCGAAATCCAATGTTGTTTAATATTGCCGCAGATTATATTGTAAACAATACACTAGTACGTGATCGTATTGGTACTAAACCTAGCATTGTAGATTGTTTCCAAGATTTTAAATATGACGGTTGGACTTCAGAAGAAGTATATGAAGAACTATTTAAAGAAGCAGAAGAACGAGGTAAAGAGTTTTTAGAAGAACTTGGCGAAATGTTAGACGAACACTTAGATGGTGACGAAGGTGATCAAGAAGGCAACGAAGGCGAAGAAACAACTGATAGCAACGGTAATAAAGTAAGTAAGAAACGTCCTAAGTATTCTAAAGAACAACTTAAAGAAATTAAAGACGAAATTAAAGAAGCAATGTTAGCGGCAGCACAAAGTGCAGGTGCAGGTAATGTTCCAGCAGGTGTTGCACGTATGATTAAAGAACTTACTGAACCTAAGATGAATTGGCGTGAACTACTACGTCAACAAATCCAAAGCACAATTAAAAGCGATTTTACTTTCCAACGTCCTGGACGTAAGGGTTGGCACACTGGTGCAATTCTTCCAGGGCAAAACTTTGACGAAACAATTGATATTGCTATTGCACTTGATATGTCAGGTTCAATTGGCAATGAACAAGCACAGGACTTCTTAGGCGAAGTTAAAGGTATTATGGAGGAATACAAGGACTATAATATTAAAATTTGGTGCTTTGATACAGAAGTA